CGGCTATGAAACTCGATAAAAACAAACCCTACGGCGTTATCAGCGGGGACCACCCGGCAGCCTATGAGCAAAATGGGGAATTCTTTGACGCTGAGGGGGAGCTGGTGGCGGGCGGCATCACTGTGGCCGACCAACCCCCGGCTACCCTGGACGCGGAACAGTTCCTGCGCGACATGTTGGCGGGGGGGCCTGTCGCACAGACAAATTTGTACAAGGAAGCAGGGCTGCGGGACTACAATTGGCCGGACGTAAAAACGGCAGCGGCAGCGCTTAACGTGCGCATCGCCCCAGTAGGTGGAAAGCCTACTTGGAGCCTCAACTAGACAGGACTTGACTATGGTGTGGACCGCAGACGGACCCCAGGGGCGTGAGAGCGCGAAGATCGTCTGGGAGGTGGCCCCATACCTACGCGGTACAGGGCTCGACCTCGGAGCCGGGCCGTACCGGGTGCTACCCCACGCTATCACTGTTGACAACGGCCACCACGCCCAGGCCTTCGGGCAGAATTTCCGACCGGACGTTCACGTCGAGACTTGCGAGAAGATGCAGGTCTTTGCATCGGCGTCAATGGACTTCGTGTTCTCTTCGCATCTGCTTGAACATATCGAGAACTACAAGGCCGCGCTGATCGAGTGGTTCCGGCTAATCAAGCTCGGGGGGTACTTGGTCCTGTACCTGCCCCACAAGGATTTTTACCCGAACATCGGCCAACCCGGTTCTAACCCCGACCACAAGCATGACTTTTTACCCTCCGACATCGTGGATGCGATGCTGGAATGCAAGGGCTGGGACTTGATAGAGAAGCAGGACCGCAACGAAGTCACCGAGTATTCGATGCTGCTTATTTTCCAGAAAGTGCAGGGGCGCGGGCACGAGTTTTCTTGCGATATGACCAAGCCTACAAAGACGGCGTTGGTGTGCCGCTTTGGCGCGTTTGGCGACCTGATGCAGTCATCCAGCGTATGGGCGGGCTTAAAGAATCAGGGCTACCACATTACACTGATGACCAGCCGCCCTGGGTGCGACATCGTAACGGAAGACCCTAACATAGACAAGATGATGATCCTGGACAAGGATCAAGTCCCAAATGCCCACCTATCCGACTTCTGGGCGTGGCAGGCCAAGAAGTACGACAAGCTCGTAAACCTGTCGGAATCGGTGGAGGGTACCTACCTCGCAATGCCGGGGCGGGTCCAAAGTGCTTGGTGGAATCCGACCGTGCGTCATCGCATGATGAACTACAACTACGTGGAGCATCAGCACGAAATGGCGGGCGTACCCCACGACCCCGTCATCAAGTTTTACAACACCAAGGAAGAGAAGGCGTGGGCCAGAGCTCAACGCGCCCGAATGGGCAAGTTCGTTGTCTTGTGGTCGCTCGCCGGATCGTCTGTGCACAAGACATGGGCCGGGCTGGACGCGATCATCGCCGCCCTGATGCTCAACTACAAAGACGTTCACGTTGTTTTGTGCGGTGGCCCGGAGGCTGTCATGCTCGAAGCCGGATGGGAGAAAGAGCCGCGTGTCACCCTGACTTCAGGCAGATGGACGATCCGCCAAACTCTAAGCTTCATGAAGGAGGCCGATCTGGTGATCGGCCCTGAGACGGGCGTGCTTAACGCCGCCGCGAACGAGCAGATGGCAAAGATGGTGTTCCTGTCGCACTCGACTGAGAACAATCTAACCCGGGATTGGGTTAACACCGTGTCGCTTGCTTCACGTGAAACAACCTGCCCGGGGCGCGGGAACAATGAGGCCCCGGCGTGCCACATGCTCCATTACGGATGGGACAACTGCAAGAAGGACGAGGAATCGGGTACGGCGCAGTGCCAAGTGGACATCCCGAAGGAGGAGGTCTACTTCCACTTGGAGCAGTTCATTGACAGAGCGTTGGGGATTGAACGGGTGGCGGCGTAATGACAACCTCGGGCGTCTCCACTTTCTCCATCAACCGCGATGCGATTATCCGCATGGCGATGCTCAACATCGGGAAGCTGGAACAGAGCGAGATTCCGACCGCGCAGGAGACAGCGGATTGCGCTACCTTTCTGAATATGCTGGTGAAGCAGTGGCAGGGCACAACCGATTTCGCCCCTGGGCTGAAGACCTGGACACGCCGCACGGGGCATCTGTTCTTGCACAGCACCACGGGAATGTACACTCTCGGCCCGGCGGGCATCGGGTGGACACAGAGTTACGTTTCCACGACCGCGACCGCAAGCGTCGCTGCCGGTGTGGCCGTCATCCCCGTCGTATCCGGTGGTGGGATTTTGGCGGGGGACAAGTTTGGTGTCGAGGTTTCTACCGGCGACCTGTATTGGGGTACCGTACTCACCGCTGTCGGGAATAGCATCACCCTGACCGCGCCGTTGCCGACTGGCGTGCTCCTCGGCTCGGTGGTGTTCGTCTACACGACCGCCTCCACCCAGCCGGTGAAGGTTGAGAACGTGATGCTTCGGGATTCGTTGATTAACGACACACCCGTGCGGCTCATGCGAGCGTCCAACGAGTATTACCAACTACCGTCGCGCCAAACACCGACGAACATCTCCGACCCCTCGGCGGTGTACTACGAGTTCCAACTCGACAACAGCTATTTGTACACCGACGTAGCGGGGTCGCAGGATGTGACCAAGCATTTAGTGATCACGTATCTGGAAGCTGAGCAGGACTTCGTTAACCCGTACGACACCCCAGAGTACCCGCAGGAGTGGTACCTGGCCTTGGCCCTGGGGCTGTCGAAACTGGTTGCTCCGATGTTCAACGCCCCGTGGTCAGCGCTGATGGATGAGTCCGCGAAGATGGCCCTCATGATTGCGCAAAAGAAGGGGCACGAAACGTCCCTCGCATACTTTCAGTGCGGTGACACGGAATGAAGCCCATCCCCCTGTTTGGGTCTTCGATGCAGGCGTATTCAGCCGTTGCAAGTTCCCAGCGACGGCTGAATTGCTTTGCGGACCTACGCGCGGACGGGGATAGGAGCCAGTTGGTTTTCAGAGGAACTCCAGGGAGCGCTTTGTGGATCACAATGCCGGTGTCCCCAATTCGGGGATGGGTGGTGGTCGCCGGGGTTCTCTACATTGTCGCGAACAAGAACTTCTATTCGGTCACAACCGCAGGGGCGATTACCCTGCGCGGGTCGATCACAACGACCAGTGGGCGTGTCGAGATAAAGGATAACGGGGTTCAGATCATCGTTGTCGACGGAACCGGCGGTTGGGTCTATGTGATCGCCACCGCAGCGTTCACTAAGATCGCCGACGTAAATTTCCCGAATGGCGCTACGACTGTCGCTTTTTTGAATGGTAGGTTCGTTGTCGAAAACCCAAATACTCGGGTGTTCGTCGTCGGCCAGTTGTATGACGGGCTAACCTGGACCCCGTACACCTTCGGTACCAAGGAAAACGAATCAAGTATTCTTCTTGCTGTGGAAGTGACCAATGGCTACTTGATGCTGTGGGGTGCTGCCTCTTTGGAATTCTGGCAGGACATCGGGACGACGCCGCTACCCTATCAACGTGTGAGCGGCACAACCCAGTCTTGGGGGCTGGCCGCGCCAGCGAGCAGGGCTGTCCTAACTAACACGGAGTATTTTCTTGGAGTGAACCCCCAGGGCCATATTCAAGTGATGATGCTTGACGGGTATACACCCACTCCGGTAAGCACTTCGGACATTGACAATATCATCAACGGGTTTTCAAGCTATTCGGATGCCGTTGCGCTGACCTATGTGATCGACGGCCATTCGATGTACCAGATCACTTTCCCGACCGGGGATAGGTCATTCCTGTACGACGCCAAGACCAAGATTTGGCAAGAAGTTCAGACAGGCACTGCCTTACGGGCCAGACACTTCGCGCAATATGGGATATCGTTCAACACCAACAACTACATTTCCGACGTGAACACAGGGAACATCTATAGGCTGGACCCCACCGCCTATACGGACAACGGCGCCGCGATCAAGCGCCAACTTTGTACCCGCCACATAAGGGTTGATGGCAATACGTTCGGGGTGAGCGAACTGTTTCTCGACATTGAGACTGGCGTAGGGTTGCAGTCCGGGCAGGGGTCAGACCCTCAAATGGTGATTCAGGTATCTAAGGACAGCGGCAGGACATTCGGAATTGAGCGCATGGTTTCCATGGGCAAGGTCGGCGAATACAAGTCCCCGCGGCTGATTACCCGCAGATGGGGCCAGTCTCGCGATTTTGTGTGGCGGTTCACAGTTACCGACCCGGTAAAATTCGTCGTGCTCGGCGGATCGGCGGTTGTGGCGCAGCAAGAAGGACTTGATAGATGAATCCTATTGGATACCCACCTGTGATAGCCCCCGTTGATGTAGCCGGAAAAGCTGTGAGCGGGGTCTGGGCGCTGTGGTTCAGTAGCCTGTACGCGAAGTTAACCACCCCCGCCACGTTGACGCCAATCCAAGCCGCAACGGTGAACGCCCCCGCGTACGCGAAGGGGGCTATCTATTTTGACCTCACACTGAACAAGCTCCGGGTAGGTGGCGCGACAGCGTGGGAGACGGTGACTTCGGTCTAGGAGAAATATTATGTCTATGGGCGATGGCGGTGGCGACGGTAACGGCGGTGGCTACGGTAACGGCGGTGCTGGTGGCGGAACAGGCGCTAACGGCAACCCAGGAGCGGGTACGGGCGCGGGCGGTGGCGGTGGCGGTGGCGGTGGCGACGGTAACGGCGGTGGCGACGGTAACGGCGGTGGCGACGGTAACGGCGGTGGCGGCCCAATCGGCTCCGAATCTAGCGCCGGGTACAACCCCCCCGGCGTAGGCAATGTTGGCCCATCTGGGATGGATGGCGGCGGCTCCAGTGACCCGTCCGCGCCTCTAGCTGGACTTCCATCGATTCCAGCGCTGGTTTCA